CACCAGCCCCACCCAACCCGAATAGGAGCACCCCAATGACCACCTGGACCGACCTCATCACCCGCATCGCCACCACCAATGACCTCGACTACGACGTAGCCGAAAATCTCACCCAGGCCTACGCAGATCAGCTCCACGACCTCGACGGCACCACCATCGACGAGGACAACATCGATGACGACACCGCTGGCTTCCTCGCCGGATGCGTAGCCACCAGCCAGGAAGACCGCACCGTCGTGCCCCTGCAACGAGTCGAGGAGCACGCCGAAGAGTACCGCGCAGCCGCGCAGACCGCCCAGGACTACCGCAGCGAGCTTGAGAAGGCGATTCGGCACGCACGCGCAGAAGGAGCGACCTACGCGCAGCTTATTGCTGCCTCCGGGCTGTCTACCTCTCAGATACAAAAAGCTGTCCAGGCCGGCAATGCACAATGACCGCAGTGTGTAAAGTCCCCGGATGTCACAAACCCATCTTCACCAAGAAATCCGGTCTATGCGGCACCCACTACAAGCAGCAGCGCAATGGCCGCCTTGAAGACAGTGCCCCACCGCCGGTAGGCAGCCTTGACGGCTATGGCCTCTATGGGATTCTTGACGATGACGGGCAGACGGTGCTGTGCCACGAGTGCGGGTTTCGCTACCCCGCCCTGGGAAATCACGTATTCGCTGTCCATGAAATGACTGCCCGTGACTACAAGGTAGCCCACGGGCTGCCAAAAACCCGGTCGTTGAACTCCACAGCGGTAAGCAAAAAGCAGTCCAAGCGAGCAAAAGAGCGCGTGGGCTCTGCTGGGTGGAAGGCCTTTGAGGCGCGTCGTGATCCTGTCATGGCGTCGCACTCTCGTGATGAGGAAGCATTCAAGCTCCCCGCTGCCCGGGACTTTGCCATCGCGGCATTTACGCAGAATCTCACGTCGGCGGGCCGGGCTGCTAAGAAACACACCTGCCCTATCTGTGAAGCCTCCTATACGGGCTCAGGGGCGACATGCGGTGATGAAGTTTGCCGTCGTTTAGCGCGCGAAAAACCGCTCGATCTGGATGCACTTATCGAGCGGGTCTACCTCATCGAGGTAGAGGGCTGTTCGTATTCTGAGGCAGGGCGCAGGCTCGGAATTAGTCATGCCGCAGTACGCAACTCCTACCTACGGTATAAGCGCCGCCTAGAGAATCAGCGTGTGATCGCCCGAAGAAAAGGCCCACACCAGCGTAGCTGCGTGGTATGCGGCGACCCCCTTTACAATAATAATCCCCAAGCGACGTCTTGCGGTGATCCCGCGTGCAGGCGCTCCCTGTTGCTGAAGAACACTCAGATTAATGTAGAGGAGGCTCGCGCCCGGGTGCAGCTTATTGATGTTGAGGGGATGACGTTTATGGCTGCTGCGCGCAAGCTCAATATGAGCCACCAAGCATTGAGAAGATCTTACCGCGCGTACAAAAAGCAGCAACGTGATTTAGTATTGATTAACCACCGACGCTTCATCAACGACCTACCCGCCCTGGACTCCATACACCCTAGCCCGCCCCCCTTAAGAGGCGACTAGGACACATCGCCGCGCAGCTCCTCGGGCACCGGCGGGCGGCGAGCCACCGGCACCAGGCCACGCAGCCGGACGATATAATCCACCGCCGCACGATACCGCTCCCGCCAGGAGCGCATATCCTCCTCCACCTTCGCCAGAGCAGTACGCAGAAGCGTGGTCTCCTCCTGTAGCGCCTGGATACGCGCATCACGCTCCTCCAGGCGCTCATTCGTCCACTGCCGCATCTCCGCCACCAGGCCCCGGTACTGCTCAGAGACGGACTTCTCCTTAGCGCCACGGCTGGTGACCCACGACCCCGCCAGACCAGACAGCGCAGTCATGACGACTCCCGCAAAGGCCAGTATTGCTGCGGTCATAGGTCAATCGTCTCCTTGGCCTCGCCCGAATCCCCAGTATGTCAGGGCCACAACCATAAAGTAGGTCAAAGCGCTCGCGTAGCCGCGTGAGGATTCATGGAGTGCCCAGGCAGACAGGTACAGTAGCCCCCACAGGAAGTGCAGCGATACGCACACGCCGACAGCGGGGGCGAGTCCACGGCGCGTCGCTAGGCACACGAGACAAAACGCCCCAGCCGATAGCCACACGACCGCCCATACAGTCAGCGGCAGCACGCCCTCTAGGGCGGGGATGCGATAGTCAGCGGGCACCGCTGTCGGCAGGTAGCACACGCCACGCAGCAGCACGCCTACCGTGAGGATCAAGAGCCCTACCCACCGGGAGCGCAGGATCAACTCCACCGGGGGCCTGTGCATCACCCGCTGACACATCGCCTACCCCTCCTGACCGCGGAGGCCAGACACAACCGCAGCGGTCCCAGACTCCCCCACCCCCGCAGACGCGATCGACGTCAGCACGGAGATCACCGCAGCGGTAGCCGCAATACCCAGCGCCTCTACCCAGGCGATCTCATAGATCGGGGTGCCCACCGCAAGCACCGCAATCAGCGCCTGAGCCAGCGTCTTGATCGCCCGCTCAGCGGTATCAGTCCAAAAGCTCCTCGTTCGCATGTTTCCCTCCTCCTTGTAACACCGCATGTAGCAGCGTCGATATGGCTCGTGAAACCATCATCGGAAAGGACCCATTATGAGACTCAATCTGCGACTCGCCACCGCCGCCGTAGCCGCCACCACCGCACTGAGCAGCACCGTCACCGCCGGGGCTACCGAGATCAGCTCAGAAAGCTCTGCAGAGGACTTCCTCTCCCCCGTGCTGATCTATGAGGACCTGCCGGAGCCAATTCGTGAGGGCATCGACGCCTACGGGCGCATGTCGGTACTCCTCAGCGGCCCCGGCACTCTGGAGCAGAAAATGGAGCCCCTGACGGACTACGCCGCCAAGTACTTCCCCCTCCTGGCCTTCTAGGCGGCCTTAACGGCGCGGAGCGTGGCTACCTCGCCGCGCAGCGCCTTGACTTCAGCAGCGAGGGCACGCTGCTCGTGGATCGACACAGCCAGAAGCTCTACGAGGGTACCCCTGTTCAGGTTCTCATCACGCTTCCGGGCGGCGTCCACGAGCCACGGCACCTCCCAACCCTGGTCCTTCGGGCCTCGCAGCTGCGTGCGGTTATCCGCGGAATCACCGGCGGATGCTCGGGCCGCGAGCTTTGCCTCGTTGAGTGCGGCCGGGCCGTCCTTGTCGAATCGGCAGGTCATAGCTTCCTCTCCTTTTGCGGCATTCGTGCCGCTTACGTGTTGCTGTACTTTCTGAATGAAAATATCCCAGGGGAAATTCGCCCCAGGATCGGTGTGGTCAGTTTCGTGCCACGCCGCGGCAGCATCACCGTGTCCAGCGATACCACGCTTGCCCGCACGCAGGTCGGCCCCATTGATCTTCACTGCGGGAATGCCGTAGCGCTTGCACCAGTCCGCTACCACTGCCGCGCCAAGCTCCAGCTGGTGATCGGCTGCCAGCCAATCACCCCGGCGGGACGAGGCGTAGGCCAGGAAGCTCAGGTGCAGCCCCCTCCGGTTGGCGGTGTAGCCCGCGGACCACGGGGCATAATCATCGTCATTGGCGCGTAGCGTCCGATTCGTGCCCACCAGAATCGTGTACGAGCCAGTCCTGGAGCTGTTCTGCCAGTCCGCCCGGGATTCTAGATCATCGCCACGTGGGCACTCGTAGGTGTGGATAAATACCGCCTGGCACCCTTTGGGGTCACGCCAACCAGAATCATTGCTGGTCAGACGAGTTACGCTCGCCTGGAATTGATCTATCGCCATATTCTCCTCCTTCCTCCATGAGGAAACCCCACCTGTAGGGAGGCGGGGTGTTCTGCGACACGGCTCTAGGCCAAAATCTTTAGCGGGCCTCGGAATCCATAAACGCCGTACCCCGAGGAAATCGAGACGGACTGGCTAGGGTCTGCCTTATGGGCCGGGTTGGGCGCATGCGGCCACGAGGACAGGTGCAGGAAGGCGTTGGACAGCGTGCTCTTGGGATGCAGGCTCGGAGCATACATTGAGGGGAGCAGAGTGTGCGGCACCATGAGGTATTCGCGCGACCATAACGTGTCCGGACGGTCGGCGATCTGACACACCGCGCCCAGCGGGGACACGTAAGAAAGCACGACCTTGCCGCCGATGACCTGAGCATCGATCTCGCCGATAGGCCAACCCGCCTTGGGGGTGATAATCGGCGTCGGCGGCACATGAATTTGCCACTGCCAGCGCCCGCCCGTATGCGCCCAGAACTCCCAGGCTTTATCATCCGTGAGGCGCGTCCAGTGCGCGCGCCGCAGGTAGATACCCGCCTCGCGGCCCTTCTTCCGCCCTTCGGGGGTTCCAAAAACATAAACGTGCTCATCGCCGGGCACCATCACCATGCTGGTGTTCTGGAAGAAACGCTCCCAGCCGGAATTCTCCCACTGGTAGAGGCGTCCCAGGTTATTTGCGTGGCGGCATTCCTGCCAGTTCTCCGCGTGCTGCTCATTCGACCAAAACCACGCATTTCCATAGGTGGTGCACATATCTTGGTCGCCAGATGTGACCCACTGCCTCACACGGAATCCGTTACCCATGTAAATCCCATTCGGGAGCTGAATCACGTCGTTGGGGATGATGGTGAAGGCGTCGAAGCTGCCCGGGCGCGGCGCGCCATTTCCGATACGCCGGTAGGGCCACACTTCCTTGGCTCGCCCACCGCCGACAGCATTATCCCACTTCGGGCCGCCCAGGCCAAGGCCGTTGAAGGAGCTGGTGCGTAGGATCACCGGGGATCGCCAGCCGCGGCCCTTGGCGCTGTCCGGGTCGGTGGCATCGAAGGTGTCTCCGAAGATCGCGCCGACCCACTGGCCCTTACCGCCGGTGAAAAAGTACCCGAGGTCGGTGCCTAGGAATCCGAATCGTGCCGTGGGCTTGATGACGTTGCCGGTCAGGGTGTCCCAGCCCGCCGAGAGTCCTGTAGGGACCATTACCATGCCAGTACCTCCTTAAGGTATCGAGGAATACATACAGGGCTGACCCTACGACGAGATCAAAACACCAGTTCGATTCACGACAACGCCCCCGCCCTTTACACCGGGAAGCGGACATTCCCCTTCAAAGAAGAACCATTCGCATCAAGAAGGAACTTCGGATTCGCAGGAATACCAGTATCGGCCCGCGTGCGCCCATTCCACAGTTGGAAATGCGACTGGAGGAGAAGATTTCCATTACGGGGCACCATGAACCGCATTTCGCGGCCACCGGCAGAAACTAGTGGGGTTACATCCATGCCGAATTGCCCTGCGGCAGACCAATAAGAACCCACCCCAACAGCCTCCATACCCCCAGCGGGGGCCTGCGGGAGCTGGATACGTAGCGCCCCGCCCCGCGAGGATGCGGAAGCGCCCCAGCGAATATCAAAAAAGCACTCGAAAATGCCTCTATCCACGCGGTGACAGTATCGAAATGCCCCACCACTGCCTAGACCCATCGTGCCGTTATCCTGGAGGGTCAGCCCCGTGGTGGACCATGCAGGCAGCTGGTAATCTCGCCCCGACTCCCCCGCCGGGCCGCGTTCACCTGCAGGACCACGATCCCCAGGATCACCCTTTGGCCCAGGATTACCCTGGAGGCCCCGCGCTCCCTGCAGACCTTGTGGGCCGCGCTCTCCAGCGGGGCCGCGCAGTGACCCAGTACGTCTCCAGACCATCATCCACCTCTAGCTGCTGACGTAGACGATGCCCGTGGTGGTGTCCATATAGCAGTCCCCGGGCTGCGTCTCTGCGATCGCGCCCGGTGCACCATCGCCAAAGAACCACCGAGAACCACGCTCACCTGCCGGACCACGCTCCCCGGGATTGCCCTGCTCACCGCGCAAGCCACGCTCTCCAGGAGGGCCGATAGGCCCTCGATCGCCCTGCTTTCCGGGAGGGCCCTGCTCTCCACGCGGGCCAACGAAGTCTACGCCTGAACCTTCCTCCGGGAAGTGCTCTCCGCCCCAGATGTACAGGTCACCGTCTGTATCGACAATGTAGCCGGAGCCCGCATCATCGGCGGTGAGGTTCTTTGGCAGATCCGCGTAGCGGGCTACCTGCCCGGCAATGCTGATCCCCTTGCCTGCAGGGCCTTCCGGCCCGCGCTCTCCGGAGGAGCCTGCAGGACCGCGTTCGCCGCGCGGCCCACGCTCACCGGGAGGGCCTTGCTCCCCGCGGGGACCGCGGTCCCCGGGGATGCCCTGTGCCCCTGGTTCGCCCTTCGGCCCTTTGAGGCTGCCACGTTGTATCCATGCCATAGTTATCTCCTATGTCAGCTCGTAGATAATGCCGGTCAGTGTGTCGATCCAGGTGTCCCCAGGCTTTGCTCCGGGCACAAAATCTGGGGGTTCCCCTGCGCCGTACCAGGTCGCCGGGAACTCGTTTGCTGGGCCGACTGGCCCTTGTGGCCCTTCCGGGCCGCGCTGTCCCATCGGCCCAGCCACGGGGGTTAGAATCACATCCCCGGCGATCATCTGACCTCCAGGGAAATCACCTATTGACGGCATTGCTGCCGCACCTCCAAACTTTAGTCACGTGACCTCTGGCTAGAGTTTCCCATCCTGCTCCAGTATCAACTTCGATAAGCGCCACGGCACGATCCGTCACCCTATCGACAATCTCCGGCGGCACAATAATTTGTGCCCCATCCTCAGAAAAGACGAAATCTTGAGTATGGTCACCAAGGCGAGCGCGAAGCCCTGGAAGCTCTCCTTGTACGTGAAATGTCACGCGGAACGCTCCCCCAGGAGTAAGCACAGGTTCCCACCTGTACGGGCCCCATTCCATTGACGTCATGGCAGGGCATTTCCGATATGTGTGCCCGCAAAAGATGTATTCCCTACGGGCCATCCAGGTTCAGCAGCCCAGGTAATCGACCCGGTTAGTGGGAGCTTAGGCATCTCCCATACCGTTAAGTTCCAGCGATTAGCCTCCCTATTAAAGTACCACTGCACAGAATCCCGTTCATTGCGGGAACTGGATTTGACAGGAAAGACCCCCATATAATCCGCCATTGGGAAAAATCCACTTAATGCCGCTTGCCTAAAAAGTACAACTTTACTGGCAGAATACGGGTGCTCATAACCTTTAAGACAAAGGGTAACAAGATCACCCACTCGCCTTATGTAAGCATTTCCCATGGCGCCGCTACTATCCCGCAAGCTAGTTATGTCATACCAGCCAGAATCCTGCACAGACAAACCCTTTAGCTGGTCATCGACATACCCCTTCGTCGCAACCGACCCTCTTGTCTTGGGGGTTTTCGCACATAAATTACCCGATCCATCAAGCCGAACTATACGCTTAGCGTAAGTAGCACTCTGCGAACTTGCCTCCGCATCAACAGTATCGGTAATATCTGCACTCACATGTGTGTGTGCCAGATTAGCCTTTTTATCCACATAGGATTTAGGCACAAGAGCGCGGGAATTATCCGGCTCGCCGTACACGAAAATGTAGCCCTCACGGCTCGTTTTCACGTACTTATTCCCGAATCGCTCCTCCCCAATATCCCAAGTCGCATTATCCACCACCTGCGCCACAGCCTGCTCAGACTTAACCTTGGCAGCTTGCTCCGCGAGCTTGCGGGTACGGTCCACCACCGCAGGCTCCCATACTGTCTCCTCCTCCACCAGACGGAGAAAATCGGCATCCACCCCATCAGGGACATTCACTTGAAAAAGATGCTGTGAGTGCGGGGCAATGATACGCACCCGCGTAGGCCCAGGCTCCACGTCCACACGGAATGACCCCCCAGTCATCTCCACCACCACAGGATCAGACGTGATCACCGCAGACATGCCCGCCCGGTAATAGGCACTAGATACCTCCACCCGCCCCTCCATCGGCAGGCCATCGGTACGGGTGATAGAAGCACTAATTGTCGTCACAGTGGCTCCTCCTATACGTCCACAGGGTAGGACAACTCGAAGGTATAGATTGTTCCGGCTGACCAGCCCCCCGGATTGTGGGGCAACCCCGTACCCGCAGCACCAGTGCCCGGCGCGGAGGACTGGTGGATGCCCAGCCGCGCATCATCTTTATTCAGCGGAGCCCAGATAAGCCCGCGCGTCCAGCCAACTTTGATGAGCAGCTGTGCAGGCCAGTCCGCTGACGTAGAGCCGCCATTACTGCGATCCCAGTAGATGTGCCCTTGATTCCACACATCGGATTGCCAGTCCGCGCACGGCAGCGGCAGGTCAATCGTAAGCGGTCCCGCACCGAATTGGTTACCTGTGCCGGTACGGATCGACACCATGCCCTTGAGCCACCCATCGGTGACCACATAGCGCGCGGAGACCTGCGGAGCATTACCCAGCCCCACCAGCTTCCCGCCGGTGGGAGGATTTACAGAGTCCTGATCGTAGAACCGCAGCGTAGGGTTCCAGGTCTTGTACGGATTGGCCTGGGTGCCAATCGCCCGCCACGCACCATCATCATCCAGGCGCTTCGTCTCCGTGGAGCGATCCGTGGCGATCCACGTCCCTACACGCGCATCCAGGTGTTGTGCGTTGGCAAGGCCATTCGCGGTGACCCGGTAGGGGCCGCCGTCGCCGCCCCACATCCGCATATCCAGCAGAGACTCCACGGTGGAGCGCCCCGCAGTAACCCGCACCAAGGCCAGCAGCGCATCGTAGCGGGTCCCCGGAATGCGGTTGATCGACGTGGCGCGCCCGCTGCCGCTGGTCACCGCTGAAGGCGGCGAGCTCGCCGTGCCCTGAACAGCCACGACATCAGCGGTAGACTTCTGCCAGTCGATCCGCAGCACCACCGCGTCCCACCTAGAGCCCGAGGACGGCGCGCTGATCGTCACCGACTCCGTGGACGTGGAGTTGATGCGCGCCCCGGCGGCGAACCCAGCCCCGGCGGCCACGCTAATCCGCAGACCCGACCCCGCCGAGGGTTTGAGGTCATTTGGCCCGTCCACCTTGAATCGCGCCGTGACCGATTGGGTCATATCCGCGTACTGGCTCGGCCCAATCGTGGTATTCGCTGTTCCCAGCACACTCACCGCCACCGGCACCCACCTCCTAGTCCACTCTGTCTGATCTAGCGCCTATCATCCGGCGTTCCAACCTTCGGGGAGACGGTCAGCGACACAGGGGTTAGCTCCACCACTACCTCCGTAATTACCTGCTCCACCCGCCCCAGCTCTGGGATGTCCAGCTGCACATAGTCCCCCACCTGGTACTGGCGAGGATAAGCCCCATCGGCGCCGAACTCCCACCCCGGCCCCGGAGAAACAGTCACCTGCGTAGAAGTAGTAGCCTCCGCCCCCTCCAGCGCGCGGTTACCCACATCGGTGAGATTATCCTTCTCGTCTCGCTGCGCCGCGGTCACCTCCCGGCGCGCCCACGGTGACGGCACGGGCGCATACCGCATCGGGTACATACGCTGAGCAATTCCCTCCCCACGATCCAAGATGATGACCTGCGTTGCCGACGGACGCGTATTCTTCTGCTCCCAGGAGGCAATATCCTCACCGGCGACTGACCACACCAGCCCATCGACGTGGCGCAGCGGCTCCACCTGTGCGTACAGTACTGGAGCTGTGGGCAGCTGCATACCACCCACCGGCGGGTCACCCGGCAGCCACCCATCCAACCGCAACTGAAACCCTGACTCCCGCAGTACATCCTCTACGAGGTCGGCGGTGGTATCTAAGCGAGCGCGGACAGTGCGCTGCGGACCACGCCCCAAATCTGGTGGTACTACGATGGGGTGCCCAATACGGTCTGAGCCGATGCTCACCAGCCGCTTGACCACCGTCTCCACTGGCCCAGACAGCGTGTAGTACTCTGCGGATTCCTGCTGAGAGAGTGGCTTATCCGGCACCGGGGGGATGTGCTGGGCGTCTAGCATCGACCATCCAGAGGCCGTGGTGACCCGAATCCTCGGGTCATGCGGGGCTGCATCATCGGTGTAGGCCACCGTCTCCACCGGCACACCAATGTGGCGTAGGCCGTTGAAATGTGCCACCAGGAGGTACTGGCCATCGGCGGGCAGTAGCAGTGCCGTTGTCGCCGTCAGCGGGGCTTCTAGCACGCACGTACCCGCGCCCTTGAGTGCCCAGGTGACCTCCACGCGCTCTGGCATCTCCACCCTGCCGACTGGGCCGGTACCGTCATGCGGCCACACCTCAACTACTAGCGGGTCGTATTGCACCCCGCGCGGGGTTTGATACATCGTGACCATCGCTTACTCCTTCCTAGAACGGTCTGCGGTACTGGGGGCGACCGCGAGCGATGATCCGGCTCCCCGCGCTCATCCCCTCCGCGGCGGCCACCAGCGGCACATCCACACCGACCGGCACCGGCGCATAAGCGCCCGACACCAGCCCAAATCGGGACTGGCCGGAACCAAGCTCGGTGACGGCGCGGCGGCCGGGCTCCGTAGTGATCTCCACGACCTCGCCCGCGGGGATTGCGCCGCGGTAGGCCAGCACCGAGTCTCCGATCCCTACGCGAGGGTTGCTCATGGGGCCGACGAGCCGCCACGTTAGCCACATCGCCCCCTGGCCCCGGTTAGTGAATGTCGCGGTGCTGCCCTGGTCTACCTCCAGCTCAGGCTGAGAGATGTACAGCGGCCACCCGTAGCCGCGCGTCCCGAAAAACGGGGTCCCGGCGCTCGTGTTCTGGCGGCCACCCACCACACCGATGCCGAAGGCGGATTCTTGGCGGCGGCCCTGCCACATCGCCGTGGACCCGGCCAGCAACCATGCCTCCACGCGGTCTGACTCCTCCCGGAATGGCTGCCCAGGATCGTAGGTGAAGCTGGTGCCGGGGGCGGCGCGGAGACGGCACCGCATCTCGCGCACCTCCCCGTCCGGGCGCGTCACCCGCAGCACACCCTCCTTAAACGGGGAGTTGGCCTCGCTCCACCACTCATCCGCCAGCGCATAGTACGGCTGCCCGGTCAGCCCATCGCCCACGAGGACGCGCAGCGACGGCTCCGCACGCTGAATCTGCGCCCCCACCCACAGCGTGCCGCCACGCGCCCACTGGTGCTCCACGCCCGAGACCTCCAGGCCCTCCTGCCCCAGATCAAGCAGCACGCCCTCCTCCCCAGAGGTGAGGTTCCAGATTTTCCCGCGCGGGTCGATCCATTCAATCCGCAGGTGCTCCACAAACCCTGTCACTGGTCGCCCTTCCTGATCCTGTTCTTGAGCTGCATCTCCTCCATGTCACGCACCGGCTTGGACATGTCCGCAGCCTGGTAGGTATCGATGTGGATGCTGTAGTCGCCACCGGCGCCGCTACGGCCACCGGCAGACGCGCCGACCGCCGCCACCGCGTGCGCGTCCGCCCGGTACCCCGCGAGGTTGCGGTGTGCCGCCGCCGCCAGCTTCCCCGAGGCCGCCGCCGCGTCAGCAGCCGTATCCTCGATACCGCCCGCAAAGTCCTTGCCGAGCGCACGGCCCGAATACAGCGTGTACCCATGCCCCGAAAATGGCCCCTTCTTCGCCGGAGAGAACGGGAAGAAGTTTCGCGCCGCCTGCACCGCTGACTTAGCCGCATCCGCCACCGCCCCGATCATGGACTTAATGCCGTCGATAAAGCCCTGGATCACGGCCTTACCGGAGGCCACCAGCAGGCTGCCCATATCCCCCAACGCAGAGAGAACTTTTCCAGGTAGCGATCCCATTAGGGAAACCACAGTGGAAATACCGGAGGAGAATATCGCAGTAACCATTCCCCATAAATTATTTATCTGTGAATACCAGGTGGATACTAACGAACCGATAATAGCCAGCAGTCGAGAGACGAATCCCCCCACTGCAGCTATCACCGTAGAGATCATGGACACAAACCCTGAGATCACCCCGGCCACCAGTGAGGCGATCAGGCCCAGTACCGAACCAACGAAGCCGACGATCTCAGCCAATAGCGCGATAAATCCGGCGGCGACCTGCACAAGAATGGCGATCAGCGGAGCGATGGCCGACACCACCGAGGAGAAAATGCTAATCAGGGAGGACATCACCGGCAGCAGCGAGGTGACCACGGGCATGAGCGCGCTGATAATCACCCCCGCCAGCTGGAAAATCGCGGCGATGATCGGGGTGAGTGCCACCACGACCTGCGCGATGACCTGCACAATCTGAATGATGATCGGCACCAGCGCGGCGACCACGGGCATCAGCGCCCCCATGAGGGTCTGTACCAGCTCCATGAAGATCGGTACAAGCGGCATGATCGCCTCAACGACCTGCATAAACGCGGCCTTCATCGGCTCCATGACACCCGGCACGGTCATCATGGCAGCCACCAAAGCGGCGATACCGGCCACGACGAGCGTCATAGGGCCACCGAGCAGGCTCACCGCTGTACCGACCATCTGGATGATAGGGATGATCTTGGAGAAGCCCGCGAACGCGGCCACCACAGCCACAATCGCGGGGATCGCCGCAGTCAGCACACCACCGAAGCGCTCAAGCAACCCCGCCCCGATACTCAACGCAGAGGCCAACACACCGCTGATTTGGCCCGCAATCTGCCCCAAAGCGGGCAGCAACGGAGCCGCAGCCAGCAACACGGAATTGAGTGCGGAGCCGAGCGGGGCGGCTCCCGCCGCCGCGTTCTGGAGGCCCTGGCCGAGGCCATCGACTACAGCAGACAGCCCCGGCCCGAGGGCCTGGATCGTCGCGGCTATCGCTGGGGCGAGGGTACCACCCACAATCTCAGCAAGCTGTCCGAAGATCGGCAGCAGCGTCCCCACGGCAGCCTGCATCGCGGAGAAAAAGCTCACCAGCGTGGAGAACCCCTCGGCCGAGTTCACCCACCGGTTCGTCGCCTCAATCGCCTGACTGATGGTGCCCAGCAGCGGCGCACCGGCGGCGTTCATGGCGGCCCAGACCCCGGAGATAATACCCCCGAGCTGCTGCATGACCGCCCAGAACTCCTTCGCTTTTGCTACCGCATTCTCGAAATATGCCTGGAGGCTACCATCCTGGAAACCGGCCACCATGCGATCTGACCAAGCGGCCGCGGCCTGGTTAATGTGCGCGGTCAGCCGCTCAAAAATAGGGCCTGCTGCTGCGCCCACCGCGATGATTCCCCGGGTCAGGGACGCAAACGCGAAGCTGAGGTTAGAGGCGGAAACTTGGGCCGTCCCGATGAGCTGAGCAACCGCGCTAAGCCCAGTGCCCTGGGAGACGAAGTCCACAAGACCAGCCGCAGCTTTACCCATGTCAGCAGCAACGACCTGCATGGCCAGTCGCAGCGGCTCCACGAACTGATTAAGCTGCCCAAAGTTGGATAGCGGCTCCCAGAACGACTGCTTAATGTCGTCGCCCATGCCCATAAATGACGCTCGAAGGCCACGCAGCGACAGGGCCGCTTCCTGCGCCGCCGGAGGCAGCTCCCCGAGTGCGTCGGCTAGATCCTCTGGGGTGGCGGCGGTGATCGCCGCCCCCATGCCCTTGAATACCTGGACGAGCGCACCTATAGACAGCGCTGTCGCGCCGATGGCAGCTGGGCTCATCGCCGCGGTGAGCGCGAGGACGGGGCCGAGCGTACCTGCCGCCGCAGAGCCGATAGCAGCGATAGCCGGAGCGATGCCACCGATAGCGACCTTGGAGGCCGCCAGCATGCCCATTGTCGCGGGCAGAGCCGTGAGATGGGGCAGCATACTAGAGCCAAAGAAATGGCTCGTTGTACGCATAAGCGCCATCGTGGCGAGCAGGCTCGTCTTGTCTACCTTGAGCTTGGCCCAGATCGTCAGCCCTGTGGATGCGGCCTTGGTGGCGGCGCGCGCGGCTATCGCCAGCCCCATTGTGTTGGGCCGCATTTTTACATCGATCTTGCCCGATGCGGCTTGTGCGGCGGAGACCGCGCGCCGGACCGAGGTGATCAGTTCGGCTTCACGGGTGTCAAACCCGATGCGCACGTCCCCTGCGGCGGCCTGGGCGGCCTGTATCGCCGTGCGCACGGCTGCGGTGAACCCCGATTGGTCTAATTCAAGGTTCACCTGCAGTCGATTTTGGCGCTCCATGCGCTCCAAGAACCGCTTAAGTGACGCGGCAAAGTTCTTGGTATTCGGCATGATGCGGATGTTTGCCGCACCAATCGTTTTCCCCATTTCCGCCACGGGCCACACCTCGCACAAGATCGTCTAATCTAGGGATATCATTTCCCCTACGGCAGCAATCTTGCGCCACGCTGTGCGCTTCTTTTTCAGTTTGCGACGCTTCTCCGCCGCCGCCCCCGGATAGTGCTTCCACTCCCGGAAATCCGGCTTGCGTTTCTTCTTGCCTTCCGCAACCTTCATGGCGCGCATGGCCTCCACGGCATTGCGGAGATCGAAAAGCAGCCAGTGAGCTTCTGACCAGCCGCGTCCGGACTCTTCGCCCATTAGGCGCGCAGCGTAGCGCGAGGTGGGGGGTAGCCCTGCGATGAGCAGCAGCACCTCCGCCGGGTGCCAATCAAGCGCTACCTGGGATAGCCTCAGCCCGTAATGCTCCTGAAAATCAGGCACCAACGCGGAACCGTAGCGCTCAATCTGCTCATGCAGGGCCGCTAGTTTCCCAGAGCCTCGGAAGCTTTACTAAACGCGAGCATCACCGCGGATTCGCCCTGCTCCTGCTCGATGAGCCACGCTTCCATCGCGTCCCTGTCCTGTGCCATATCCAGCACAAACGTTTCGGCGGCCTCGATCATGTCCGCGACCTCACCCAGGTGATTGAGGAGCACACTCTCGTCCACCCCTTCGACCCTGAGCGCATCTACTCCCTGCGCGCGCTGAGCAATGCTCGCCACCTGTGCCTTGATCTTCGTGCGCTTCGACGGCAGCAGTCGGGACAGCTCCTTTAACGGCGGCATGGATTCCACATCCACGCCCTCAGCGGCCTCAGCGGGCAAGAACTCCGGGCCCACTCCCGCCAGAGCCGGGGCAGCATCGGTGATGGCCTCCTGTTCAACATCGCGCGGTGTCTCGGAAGGTGCGGTGATATTCGACATGTTTCTGGTTTCCTTTCTTGTGGAGATAAAAGACGGGCCTTTACCCACGAGAATCATCCCGCAAGTAAAAGCCCGACCGCCTGTTCTGCGCCGTTTTTACGACCCCAAAGTCGGCTTAGTTGGGATTGCCCCCAGACGCCCCACACTCATCTTCTTCTTCCCTGTCATCGTCAAGATAGTGTACTTAATCGGCATGCCCGCGAAGCTCTCCGGGTCAAACTCAATGCCACCTTCTGGGGCGGAAGCAACCTTAGAAAGGTGGAACACGAGGAAGCCCTTGCCGTCCATGATGATCACCAACATGGCCGATTCGGTGGCGGTATAGACATCCGGCACTTCAAAATAGCCGTTCTTGTTCACGGTGCCGGGGCCGAAGCGGTGCTGCATGGGCTCCTCGGACCACTGGATAGGCGTCACAGTGATGGTTTCCGTCACCTTCGTGGCCGTGGTGCGCAGCGAAGGATTCTCCCAGGAGCCCTTCTTTTCGCCACCCTCCACATCCGCCTCGATATTGGGCAGCTCCTCCTCTGAGGTGTGCCCCAGCGGGTGGTAGGCCCCCAGGATGCCCTTCGCGCCGCTACTGATCCAGGTCTGTATCGCCGTCAGCTCCGGCGGCTCAGTACCTGCCTCTGCGATCAGCACCGCACCCCGCCCGGGGATAAAGACGGCATTATCGTCGTAGTACTGCGTTTCAGCCATTGCTCCTCCTGACAATCATGCTGTACGTCGAGGCCACCATCTGCGCACCGCTGGGATTATGAGGCGGCAGCTCAGCTGGCTCGCTATCGCACCTCACGCTAGAAAAATGCACGCCACAGGCATCGCTCAGCGACAAAATCCCGTCCGCTAGGGCCTCGTGAGCTTCCATGACCTCATCCCAGGAGGGGCCAGTAGTAGACAGCGCCACCACCGCTCGGAACGCTAAGCGAGCACCCGGCAGAGACATCGCAGGGCGTAGAGACACCTGCTGGACCACCGTCACCGTCTCATCGGGCCGGTACGTCGCATCCCTGCCAAGCTCCACGGCCGCGCCCGGGGCGACCGCGCGTAGCGCGTCCCGGATCACCAGTGCCAGGTCGATTCGGTTACTGCCCATAGAGCGCCCCCAGAAGGTTAAATTGCCCCGGCACCCACACGCCCGTGGATCCGTCCCGTTTCTCCGTGAAATGCCCGTATTCGATCGGCAGCGCTGCGGCGTGGTCGTTGTACACCACCCGATCTGTCACCCCGCGTCCTTTAGGGCTTTTGCTGCGCGCTGTCTTGAAGTTCCCGGAGTACTCGCCGGTGTCGCGGTGCCTAGCCGCCCGCGCGGACGCCGCCACACACAGCTTCTCCGCAGCTTCATCCATAATCGCGTGATTGCCTGCCATCCGCGCCATTTGTGTGCCCGCGCCTTTGTACACCTCAGCCATCGCGCAGTCCCCTTTTCACGCCCGCTTGGCGCAGCGTGACCACATCGCGGGCCGTGCGCCGCGACCCACGGTGCCGCTTCGGCTCACCCACGACGTTGTAAAGCACACCCTCCGCGTCCATCACCTGCGAGAGATCATCACCCGGGAAACTCCGGCAGTACAGGCGCTTCGTGTTGAGTACCTGCGTCTCCCCGGCGGCCGCCAAGGCCTCGATGTCCTCGGTGCGGGACTGCTGGATACGGCCCCACACCGTGACCCGCCCAGTCTCCACAGCCTCCATCCGCCCACGCACGCCCTCACGACGTTCCCGAAGGATCACCGTGACCTGGTGGTGCGCGCCCTGGAGATTCCTCAGCATCAGACCACATCCTCCCCGTACCACGGGAACCCGTACTCGGAGCCGTCGGGCACGTAGCCGGTGCGCCGTATGCCCGTATCACCCCGATAGGTGCTCAGCGTGGATAGGCCACGCACGCGCTGTACCGCGCGGTGATCCTCCAGCACCGCCACTTCGTTTGGAGTAAAAACATCTGCTTTCGTCACAGACGAATCTAGGCCATAGGAGTAATCACCCTCAGCCTCGCGGGTCATCCGGTCGGGATTCACGTACAGGCGACGAGCCGCCAGCGCGAGCACCGCCATCACCCCCGGTGGCACATCCAGTGGATCAGCCCACCGCCGCCGCGTGATCGCCAGCGCCGCCGCCGAAACGATCTCGATAGCCCACACCGCCAGCCCCTCATCAATCGGGCCATGGTCCGAGGTCAGCGACCGCTCCAGATCCACCACGTCGAGCAGCCTTACCCGCTCTACCATGTCCATCTCTCCTTCCTTCTGATAAGAAAAAGCCCGCCCCTTGTCCCCACGTGGGGCTAGGGACGGGCCTTTACCTGCGGCGGCTAGTTCGTAGACCCACCAGCCGTTTCCGGGGTGTCCGGCTTCGCCTCGATCATGGTGTCCGCGCCGGTGAGCTTCACGATGCGCTGCGCATCAAGCACCTGCGCACCCGCGAAAGTATCCACCACGGCACGGTCGGTGAGGATGTCCGGGTCGTAGTCCTGGAGGTAGCGCAGGGAGAACCCCTGGGCGGCAGTGCGAGCCGCGAAAGCCACACCGCGCGGAGCCATCGTGGTACGAGTCGCCAGGGTGATCGCGTCACGCTGGAAAGCCCAAGCTTCATTAACACCCACGGTGTAGTCCGCAATGACCGTGAAGCCGTAGAGGTTACCGAGGGTGGCTTGGCGCAGCAGGCCGGAATCCCCGGCCTCGTTGACCTTCTGCAGCTGCGGGTGATCCAGAAGCGCTGCCTCCCAGTTTGCACCCACCACGAGCACGCGGCCCGTCAGAGGCACGCCGCGCTGGGAGAGTAGCTGGTGCGCGGAGCGGATCGCGGGCAGCACATCCTCACGGTAGGTGGCCTTAAGCTGGTTCGGCTTCACCGAGATGCTCGCGGCGGCACCGAAGCCCGCGAACTCCGTCCCGGCCTCACGCAGAGCGTTGATGGTGTCGTAGCTCTTACCGTCCACGCCCACGTAGGGCTTGGTGGACTTGTCCACGGCGGTCAGGCCAGCGGGCACGGACTGGAACGCGGCCACCACGGCAGCGTTGATCTGCGCAGCCACGGACTCCGCCATCGGGGCGACCACCTGGGACTCCAGATCAGTCAGCGTGAACGTGACGAAATCATCCGGGAGCTGCACCGCGTTATAGACCTGATCGGTCAAGGTGACCGAGGTGTGCGGCTGGTACAGCTCGCTATACTCGATCTTGTCCTGGTTCTTGCGATTGTCCTGGGTGTACACCTTGGCCTTGTCGATCATCACCGGGCGCTTCACGGTGACCGACGCGCCACGCCCAGGGGTGAACTCACTGGAGTAATCGGTGTTCACCATGCGTGCGAGAGTGGACTGGTACTTGAGGGCGGCCAGCATCGAGCGTGCGGCCTGCTCCGGGGTGTACAGAAGGTGCTGAGGTGCAGCCATTATGTCTTACCTTTCGTAGATACGGTTGCCGATCTTGGACAGATCGGTCTCATCCTCGGGCCGGGTAGCCCGCACATCGCCACGACGCAGCCCATCACGCGGCACCGCCCCCGGGATGAAGCTCCGCTGCTCAAACTGGCTGAGAAGTGCCTTCGCATCCTCCACCAGGGCCTCCCGAGTGTCACCAACGAGACGAGTAGCCATACCGAGCGGCAGACCCACCTCATCGGCCACGTCGCGCTGGAGGAGCTTCCGCTCCGCCTCCACCGCGCGGGCGCGCAGCGCCTTATTCTCCGAGTTCTTCTTCCGCAGCTGGCGGTGAAGCTTCACGACGTCCTCGGAAGTATCCTCCTCAGTGTCGGTATCCTCCGCCTCATCGTCGGGAGTCTCCGTGGACTCCTCTGCTTCGGCGGGCTCCTCGGCCTCGGCAGCAGCAGCGAGGTCGTTCGGGGTTACCGGGGTCTCCTCGGCGGCGGCCTCCGGGACCGCATCCACCTCGGGAGCCTCAGTAGTCATGGCGTTGTCTGACATGCTCGTTTTCCTTTCGCACCAGGCGACCAGGGGTACTCCCCGGCCACCAGGGCCGGGCTTTATTCACATCCTCATCGCAGCCGCCCGGTACCTCTCGATCCGCGACAAAAGGGCTCGCCGCTGCTCCTCCAGCGCCACCACCGGAATATCGTGGTCCCCCTGACCCGCCGATCTCAGGTCAGCGATCTCAGCCTCCACCCCTGCCAGGCGGCGCTGGAGATCATCGGCGTGATCCAAATAGTCCTGCGCCGACCAATCCGCCGCCTTCTTCACGGTGCCCTTACGCTCGGAGGCCTTCCGGGGCGCTGGGCGCTTCTTCCTCCCCGTGGCTTGACCGCGTACCGGCGCTGGGCGCCGCGCCCCCTCCAGCGGGCCGTCGTAGTCCTCCGGGAGCGTGCCGGACTCCCGCCACCTCCGCCACGCCGCCATCGGGTCCACCTGGCCTGCGGCCACCTCTGCCCACTCCCGAGCCAGCTCATTACCATTACCAGGTAGCCGCAGCCTGCCGTCCACCTTGTACACCGGCTCCAGGGTGCATTCGCACAGGTCATGGACCTTAAAATTGCCGCCGCCTTCAAACCGCGAGTTCGACTCCGCGAACGAGTCCGAGCGGTACAGCCCCTCCCCCTCGCCCATGAGCCCTGTGTAGGATACGCCGCGGCTCGCCAGCATCGCGCAAAACGGGCACGGGTCGGCATCCACCACCCGCGCGTACCCAATCGGCCCATGCCCGCGCTTGACATCCTCCTCGATGACGCGGCGGCCCCCATCCGCAGCGAGCTTGGTGGCCTTGCCTGCCACTGCGCGCTCGCCCGCCTCCATCGCGTCCGCCGTGCTGTAGCCCTTCCTGCTCACCGCTTTGAGGACCCCACGCACCGTGCTCACCAGCTCACGGTAGGCGTCCCCCTCATCGTAGGGGTCCGGGGCCTCGTAGATCGGCTCATGCTGCTCATCCTCCACCTGCGAAAAGGCGTGTAGGTAGTCCAGGGAGGTGTAGTGGCTCAGCGTCCGATACTGGACCACCTTCGGCGCGGCCTCGCGGGCGAATACCTCCACGGTCTCATCAATCCGCGCGTAGTCTACCGTGCGGCGGAAAAGCCGCGCGATCCACCGCCGCAACGACTCCCCCAGACTTACCTGCTCCAGCCGGTGCCGCTCCGTGAGCGCACGCCCCTTAGCTGTCCTCGCCACCGGATACATCCTCCACCGAGGCGAGGCTGTGGCGGCGCGCCACAGCCGTCATCGGATCCCGCTCCGTCTCCTTCTCGGCCTCCTCATCAGCGATGCGCTCCCACTCGGCAACCTGAGAGCGCTCCACACCCGGCACCATCTGCCACAAAGCCCGATGCGGGGCGTGGAGCATCTGCGCGAGCTTACCCAGCGCGTCCGCTGCCTGCGACAAGGAACGAATCTCCGTGTCCTGCCACGTCACGCGCAGCATATCGTCCTCCGCGATGCTGGACATTCCAGCCATCGCCGCCGCGACGCGCAGCAGCCGCGCATACGACGCGCCCGCGCTGACCTGCCGCTCATGCACCTTCTGCGCCAGCGGGGCGCGCGCCGCCGCCAGCGCCTCCGCGCTCAAGTTCACCAGCTGGCCGGTCAAGGCATACGCGGGAGTCTGGGACACCGCCGCCAGGGCCTCAATATCCGACCGCCACGAGGACACGAAAGGGTCAAGCGCTGTGGCGTCCAAGGTCCCGAAGCGGGTATCAGGGGACTCACCTATGAGCACGTCATCCTGGGCTAGCTTAAGGCGCAGCTCATCCGCCTTCACATGGTCGGTCTCCTCCGTGGGGTCGCCGTCCTCATCCAGCAGCGACGGAATCTCTAAGCCCGTCGCGGTCTTGACCTTCCATGAGTTGAAATGCTGAGCCAACAACCTGTCATATGCAGTTTTGTTGATACGTTGGGCGGTGGGGATAAACGGCTCCACATCCCCCACCGTGCGGCCCTGCAAATCCACCTGGTTAGCGAACCGTACCACCGGCACGAAGCTCACCCCCGTGGGGCGCTCCTCTACCACCCGGAAACCGCCCAGTCTCGTCCCCACACGCTCAGGGCCCTGCTCCACCAGGTACGCCACCCCCGGCACGTGAAGGAGGTACCGCGTACGCTTTCCCTCAGTGCTCAACGCCTCCAGAGCCACCGAGGGATACTCGCCCAGGCCACGCCCCTCATACTCGACCGCCATGTGGCACGGCGACAAGAACGAAATCCTGGACTTACCCCGCTCCTCCGCGTGAGACACCACCCCGTAGGAATGCCCGTAGGCGATCATCGCCCGGTGGTTGGCGATCTGCTGCACGGACATGTCGTTAGCCATCCACAGCCGCCATGCCTCCTCCACAGGCCCCCCATCACCCTCAACACCGTCTACATACATCGCCTGAACAACGTTGCTCACCACGAGGAGCAGCCACGGTGTGCGGGACAGGGCGCTGAGTGCTCTGTGCTCATGGGTGGCCTTCGGCGGCAGGTCAAACCCCGTTTCCAACTCCGGCCGCAACCACGAATCTACGCGCTGGCACGCTAACTCCTGCTTGCACATCTTCGCGCTCAGACGGTCAAAGACCTCTTTCAGCTCCAGCTCCGTCACGCCACTCTCCCTCGTTTCTTCTGGGCCACCGGCTCCATCGTCAGCCCCCGCACAGCCAGGGTGATCGCGCGGAGGGGTTCGATAGCCACCTCACCAAATTGCTCCCATGTCCAGGCGGTTTGCGACGATCCCACGAGCCGCTTGCGGGCCGTGTGCGCCGCATCATCCAGCAGCGGGTGCTGCGAGTGCAGCAGCGTCGGCTCCGCCTCCCCATCCTCATCGACGTGCGTCAGCCGGTCGTACACCTCCTCCGTCGCCCGGGTCAGGTCCCGGGTGCTCGCCAGCGATACCGGCACCCCTGCGTTCGCCAGCTGCATACCCAGCGATGCCGCACCAGACATCGAATCCACCACCACCCCCGCCTTCGGCTTGTGTTTCTTCACCACGCGGGCCACTTCATCTTGCACCCAGGACACACCGGACTCCGCCGCGATCAGGTCTACTACCACTCGCCCGTCCTTGAGGAGCGCCGCGCCCGCGAGGAACGCCTTATCGCGGTCCCTCGTGACCTCCAGCGCGAGGGACCGTCGCTTTGCCTTCGCGCCGAGCATCGCCTCCGGCGTCACCAAAGCCCGCGCCCACACGTCCACGCCGATCACCGCATCCAGTGATGCCTCCGTCCAAATCCCTAGCCGCTCCCGCTTGTACGCCTCCTCCGACATACCACGCAGATCGACCTCCTGAATCCAATCCCACGACTGCACGTAGCCCAGCGATGGGTTGGACTGCACCACGGCCTCCATCGAGTCCCACGGCACCACATCCAGGTCCGCCGCCCACTCGAAAAACGCCAGGTGCCGGTTCTTTTCCGGCTCATCCAGCGCGCGATCCCGCACCGACCGCAGCACCGTCGAATAGTCAAACCCAGTCGAGGAGGTATACCACAGCTGCGGTGCCGGGCGCGCCGACAGAGTAGGCAGCAGATCAGACACCAGCGTCTCATCCAGCTGAAAAGCCTCATCGAGCACCACAAGATCACCGGAGAAGCCACGGCCACCGCCGCCCTGGCGGGCCAGGAAGTCAATCCTGCGCCCGTCTTTGAGCACGATGCTCACGTTGTCCGAGGACTCCGACATGCGCTTGACGTGGCTCATCAGTTCCGGGCTGCGCTCAATCACCCGCTTCAAATCGCGGTACGCACCCTTCGCGGTCTTGAACTTATGCGCCGTGTGGATGATCTGCTCCTCCCCGAACAAGAACAGGCCCGCGAGTTCGCGGGCCATGAGCACCACGTTCTTACCGTTCTGGCGAGGCACCACCAACCCCACCTCGAACGCCTCCCACGCCCCATTTAGACGCTCGCCCAAGGCGTTGCGCAAAACCAGCTTCTGCCACGGGAACAGGTGCAGGCCGAAAGCATCCGCGAGATCACACGCATCATCCCCGGCGGTGGTTCTCCACGCCGGGGCCAAGAAATGCGGCGGTACCTGCGCCCCCACCGGCTGCGAACGCACCGGAAACTCCGAGTCCGGCACCACCAGCTGCCGGTCACGCACCATCCCCATCTACGCACCCTCCCGCTGTGCCTTCGCCAAGCGGGCCTGGCGCTTCTCCATGAGCTGATCCAGCGCGGAGCGCTCCTTGGCCTTGGCCTCCGCCTGCTTAAGCACCCCGATAGCGCTCAGGGTGCGAGTCACCGCCGCCTGCATCTGGCGGGCCTCCGAGATCATGCCGGTCACCACCACCTGCACCTGCGTGGAGCCATCATCAAGCTCCTGCGGGTCCCCCAGCTCGAACCAGAGTGTCGAGTCCGTGCTAAGCGCCGCAGCGAATCGTTGCAGACGGTCGGTCATGCGGCACGCCTCCAAGAGGGCGACCTGCGCCCCGGCATCCAGGTCGTACTCACTGGTGATCGCCTCCCACAGGGCGCGGCCCGCGCGCTTGAGGAACGTCGGAGTCTCCGGCGAGCCAGCCTCCGCCGAGGCCAGTACCTTCTCCCCGGTTGCTTCGTCCTCCACGCGCTTTTTCACCATCGAGCGGCGCGGCTTCTTCTCCCCCGAGGCGAGCTTCGCGCGGTGCTCGCGGGCGTGCGCGTTGTACGCGGCGCGGCACTCATCGCAGGTGCGTTCCTTCTTGCGCACGTGCTGCCGGTAGCCCGCGACGCTGCCGCACTTCGGGCGCTTCTGCGGTGGCTTCTTCTCGTCCATGCCTGCTATCTCAGCGGAGCGCGCGGAATGTGAACCGCTCCGCGACATGTAAACCGCCTGGGATTTGAGAAATCCGGCCCCTGCCGGATTTTAGCAACGTGGCCAAAAAGAAGAACCAGCCAGCAGAATTAGGCCGGGGCGGATGGATGGCTATACCGGGAGGTGCCGGGGGTTGTGCCCTTGGGGGAGTCCTCCCCCTCCCTGGTGGTGGTTGCCCCTCTCTTGGTGTCCTGACCTTGCGTTTTGTTCACTTCGTCGTTGCTTGCTGTTGTTTTGTTTTATTTATTTTTCTTATTCTTTTCCATCTTCGTTCACTTTACTTATCTTATCTTCAATCATTCTTCGTTCATTTAATCTTCTTCTTCACTTCTTCATCTTACTTTCTTCACCATTCAATTAACGTTGTTGTTTGCTTTGTCTTTCTTCCTTTTCCTCGACTTGAATTGCATTCTCGGTGTGCTGGTCGTGTCTCGCCGTGGAGTTGTCCTGCGCGTGCGATGGGAACGACATGGTCGAGGGTGAAGGCTCGTGCGTGGTGTGGTGGCAGGGCCATGTCGATGGGCTGGCCGCAGAGCCAGCAGACGGCGCGCGCGGGGTCGCGCTCTAAGCGGCGACGTTCGCGGGCGACGCGGCGGCCCCAGCGGGCCTTATCTCCGTGGCGGTCAAAGCGTGGCATGGGGGCCTCCTGTCTTGCGGGGTGAGGGTATGAGTAAAGCCCCGGCCATCGTAAGGTGATGACCGGGGCTGTGGCAGTGGTGGGCGACAGCGGTTAGGGCCAGAGGGGCATCTGCTCGCCTACGGCGGCCCCCAGGTCGATGTCAGCTTGAAGGCGGGCGTGCTGGGCGCGGGCGATGGCCTCGGCCAGCTCTTCCCAGGTGGCGGAGCGGAGGACAGGCCAGTGGCGGTGACGGACGTGGTGAATGGTGTCTTTGGGGATTCCAAGGCGGCGTGCGAGTGCCCGGTCGCGTTCGCCGGGGCGGCGTTCGGTTTCGATAAGGTGGGCGGCGGCTTCGACGGGGTACTCGCGCACGCGGGGGTTGTGGTCGGCTCCGATGGTGCCGGCATGGAGCTGGCGGTAGTGGCCTAGGCAGAGTCCGAGGCCCTCATGGTCTGGTGCGGCGCGGGGTCGTGGGCAGCCGACGCGGAGGCATTTGGGCATGGATTTTCACCCCCTTTCTGTAGTGTTTGTGCTGGTGGTGGCCCGATTACGCAATACAACAGATTTGATGTATTATGGGTCTTGTGAGGGTGAGAGACTCACAACCTCCCGGCCCAGCCGGGCAGGGAGAACTAGATAGAGGAGGTGAAGATGATGGATTCCATCACCGCCCTAGCCGGAGCGATCAGCGGCCTCATCACCGCAATCACCGCGCTACTACGGCTCATCTGGACGATCTACCAGGATCAAAAAGAAAAGCCCCCGCACGGTAAGCACCGCAGAGACTAGAGCACCCCGCCCCGGCTCCTGGCTACTCGAACTAGCCAGGCTCCCCGGGTGCGGGGCACCCCTCCACCCTAACCCCTCAACGAAAGGACTCCCATGAAAACAACCGCCATACTGATCTACATAGCCGCAGCGCTCAGCGTCTTTGCCATCGCCTTCACCGGCTTAAGCGGCTGGTGGGCCGCTCTCGTACTGACCCCGGTTGCTCTTATGGCCGGGTATGACCTCCGTGGACGAATCGGGGGTGCTCATGCTGGCCGTAGCTGACCTAGAGACCGGGCGGGTGTACTGGACGGCCACACAGTGCGCCGACCATATCGGCATCTCCCGGGCGACTTGGGCAGCCTATGCCTCCCGCGACCAGTGCCCTGCCCCCGCTGAGCGTTTTGAGGGCCTGCGCTTGTGGGACGCCTCGGAGGTGCGGGCGTGGCACGCGGCACGCCCGTCGCAGCAGCGGCGCGGCTAGGCCCCGGTGGACCCGAACCCGCCTTCGCCGCGCTCTGTGTCCGGCAGGCTTTTTACCAGCTCCATCCTGGGGGCGATAATCGGATGGAGCACCAGCTGAGCAATCCGATCCCCCCGATTGACCATGACCGGTCTACCACCATGGTTGATCATGAGGACTTGGATTTCTCCTCGATAACCTGCATCGATGGTGCCCGGGGCGTTGAGGATCGTCAGCCCGTGGGCACTAGCTAGCCCAGACCGGGGGGTGATATAGCCGACATGCCCGTGGGGGATGGCGACACGTACTCCGGTGTGGATGAGCACACGAGACCCAGGGGCGATACGCACGTCCTCTGCTGACTGGAGGTCTAGGCCGGCGTCATCGGGGTGGGCGCGGACAGGGTCGTATCCGAGGTAGGAGACCACCAGGAGGGGCTGATCTAGAGCGGGCTCCGGCGCGGCGGGCATGTAGATGTTTTTGAATGCATGGCATAGAGCGTTAGCCCTGCGGGAAATGATTTTCATAGTGCCTCCTTGAGGGTGTAGATGGTGATGAGTGCCCCGGTGGGGGCGTTGTGGAGTGCGCGGTGCTTGTGGCCGATAAGCCGGGTGACTTGGGAGTCATCGCGGAAAGCGACGCCGGTGAGGGCGTCATCGACGGCGCGCAGGAGCTTGTCGAGGTCGGGGCGCTGGATCATCGGGTCATTGCGTTTGCAGCCCCAGTTTTTAGGGCGGGGCATGTGGAAATCCACGTGGAGCTCGATGGGCCCTTCGAGTGGTTGGGTGATGTGCTCGCGGGCTGTGCGGGCGATGGTGCTGCGCCAGGACTTGACGTTTTTCGAGGATTCCACCAGCCTGCCGCCACCAACATGCCTTTTGCTTCCTTGGGGCGCGGGCAGGCCCGGCACAAAGAGCTTAATCCTGGTCATGGTGCTGTCACCGCCTGTTCGGTGTCGGTGCCTGCGGGGGTGTGGGTGAGCCAGACGGTCCAGCCACGCTTGATCTGAAACCGCAAGGCGTTGATGTGGCGCATGGCTTCATAGCGGCTGGTGTGGGTCGCCACGATCGGACTCACATCGGGTGTGGGTTGGATGTGGACTTTCCATAGATCACGCATCGGGGGCCTTTTCTCCCCACAGCTCACGTAGCTGGTCAATTACGTCGGCTTGATCGGCCATGTGGACCTCGCAGAGCGTGAGTGCGGCTTCGAGGTATGGGCGGCGGCGGGGGATTTCGTTGCCTTCGGCTTCAGGCCAGTCGTCGTCCTGGGCGATGAGGGTGCGTAGCTGGCTGGGGGTGCCGTCCCAGCAGCCGACGCGCATGTGCCAGCCGTCGGGGGTGGGGACGAGGTAGACCTGGCCGGAGGGCAGGCGCTCGATGACCAGCCCATCCCAGTAGGCGCCCCATAGGTTAGTCCACCGTAGGGCAGTGTCTCGTAGGTCAGCGTCTCGTAGGTTAGCCCACCGTAGGTCAGCCCACTGTAGGTTAGCGCCCCGTAGGGCGAGATGGCTCAGGTCGAGGCCGCTGAGGTCTTGATTTGAGAGGTCGAGAGGACGGTCGTTGTCGTGGGCCTCCTGGATGCGGGCCTTGATGTCGGCTCGGGTGAGGGTGCTCATGCTTCCCACCCCCAGCGCAGCACACGGCGCTTCTTTTGGGCCATCTTTTCCGGCCAGACGGTATCGGTGGACATTATCCAGCCTCCGTTGCCTGCGCCCCAGTAGGCACCTTCTCCATCAGCCGCCACGATGGTGCCCCTCGGTGCGTTCTTGTAGTCTCCTTCAGTTTCGAGGTATTCCGGGTGGTGAGTTTCCAGGTTGGTTCCCTCGATTTCTGTGATGTCGTCGAGGATGTCTTGGATTTTCCCGAGCTGTTTGTGGGTGGTGGCGAGGTGTTGTTTTAGGGCGGTGATTTCTCCGATTATTTGTCGGAGGTCGTTAATATTCGTCGTGTTCATATTCCCATTCCCTTTCGTATTCGTATTGGTTTTCTGCGCGTATTTCTTCTATGCGCGCTTGTGTGGCTCCGGGGTCGTATTCGAGTTCCACTTCGACTTCTGCGGCGTCGCGGTCGGCGAGGGCTTGGCGGAGGTAGGTGTCTACCTCGCGGTCGTCGGTGGGGTCTTCGAGGTGTCCGCTGGTGGTAATGGTGGCGCGGATTTCGTAGACGCCGGGCTGGTCGGCGGGGTGTGTGGGTTCTTGCATGGGGTCTCCTTTCCGGGTTTTGGTCTAGCCATATCCTGTGGGTTGGCTGTGGGTGTGGCGGGGTGGGGCGTGTGGGTGCGGCGCTTAAAGGCCGTTTTCCCGCTTCGAGATATCCGAAATGAACACGAGTACCAGGGAGGGGGTAAAAGTCCGCGAGAGCCCACCTCTCGTTCGTTTTTGGGCCACTCTAGGCCTGGCCGATCTTCCCGATCATCGCCGTGAGACGCTGACGCGCCCCCGCCGCCTCCCCCACATCCGGAGCAACTTCCCCAGCATCAGCACGCCGCTGCGCCAGCGACTTATAGCCTCTGAGCTGCCCAAACGTACCCTCCGCGAGCTGCCGGTCACGCTCCTCACGCAGCTGCTCACGATGCGCCGCCAGCGCCTCCCGCCGTGCAGGGTCCGCCTCCCACCGATCCCGCACCACAAAAGCGGCTTCCCGCAGGTCACGCGGGGTAACCATACGATCCCCCGCCATCTCCAGACACCACACCTTCACCGCCTCCAGCCACACCTGCGGAGGCAGCGACACCCGGCCCAAAACCTCCCCCCACGCCGTGGCCGTCACGCCGTCTTCATCAGGCTGCGGGAAGCGATCCGGAGCCAGAACCTTCCCCGCCGATAGCACGTAATGCCCCAGGTCATAGGCGGTTTCATGCACTGGTGATCTCCTTCGGGTAGCGAGGATTACTCGGCCATGTCAACGCCCCCTGAGCCGGTGGCGACACCACGGTCTGCCTGCCTGGCATTGGCCCCCAATCCTCGGGCCTAGTGCCCCGCAAGCGCCGAGGTTTCTGCTGCTCACCGGCATTTCTCACAGGCAGAGGTTCGTCCTCCCAGCCGTCGCGGTTCAGCCACGTCGCCGGGTGCGGGATGAACTGCCGCTCGGGCAGGTTCGGGTCGCTGGCCAGGCGTTTCGCCCCATCGAGCACCGCCTGCTCCCCACCCCGCCCCTTCGCACGCCTCCACGCCTCCAGAGCCTTGCGCTTGCCCGTGCGACGCGGATAAGCCGCCCAAAACATCTCGAACCCGACCGGGTACTCAGCACGCTTTCGAGAGGGTTCCCCCGAGGCACGATCACGCTCAAACGGCCCGTTTGAGCAAGAGCCCGATAGGGCTCTCTTACTGTTCCCCTGTTCCCCTGTTCCTACTCCGAGTTTTCCCGAAACTTCGGCGGACTCCCCCGAATCCTCGATGTATCCCTCCGAGTCCTCGGCGGGAACCTGTCTGAACAGGGGCTTTGTCGGATCAAACGGCGTTCCATCCTCCGGGGCAGGGTGTTTTGACCTCTTCGCCCGCTTGTCGATCTTCTGGTGCTTCTCCCACGTCGAAATCGAGTAGTAGGGACGTCCCGAAACTTGGTAAAACTTTACGCCGAACACTCGATGTATCCCCCCGAGTCCTCGGCGGAAATCTTCGAGGGTGATGTTTTCATCCCTCGGGAACGCGAACCCCATCAGCTCCCGAGGCTCCGCCGTCCCTCTCCCGTAGTCATCCGCCCACTGCCACATCGCAATGAAAAGCAACCGCCACTGATACTCCAGTGTCTCGATTCCCGGCGAGGACCACAGCTCCGGCTTCACACTCCGAATACGCGCCACCCCCGTCACCTCCTTCCCCTTATGGTCTACCCCAGTGTGGGGTGGTGGACACCGCCTAGAACGGTGGCTCCTCACCACCCCGCCCCGCGCCGAACCCTCCCTGCGGCGGAGCGGAGTTCCACGGATCCGAAGACCCCTGCGAGGCCTGCCGCGCAGGACCCCACCCCTGCTGGGATTTACGAGGCCAGGCATGCACATACTCCGCATCCATGACGACGTTCTTATATTCCTTGCCGTCCTTGCCCGTGGACTGCTCCTCATAAAGCCGCCCGAAGGCATTTACCGTGTCCCCCTTCTGGGGCACGTGCATAGTGGGATCAGCCCCAAAAAGCCGCACGGAAATGAAGATGGAACGCAAAGTGTCCCACTCATTTTCACCTACCTTTTTGGAGTCATTGCACCCCACGGTCACCATCAAATATGGATTGCCGTTCTTATCGGTGCCCGTAAAGGCATCCCTGACAGCATTTCCCCTGATCTCCGCTCGTGGTGTGGGCATTACGCGGCCTCCTGCTCGGGTAGCTCCTCGGCGCGGGTGGCGGCGGCCTCGGCCAGCTCGGTGAGCTGCTCGGGGGGCATCCCAATGCCCTGGGCGTGGGTGATGATCCGGTCCAGGTGCTCCCGGTCCTCCACCTGCGCCAGCGCCGCTAGAGCCTTGTCGAGCTGGGTACGGTCCCCTCCGGTCTGCTGCTTTTTGGCCTCCAGGGCGGCGCGCACCGCGTCTGCGCCACGCTCCTGCCCCTGGCCGTCCATGCGCCTAGCGGTGGCCTTCACGGGGCGCGGCTCCAGCTCCAGGTCCTCCGCCGTGTAGCGGATACCCAGCAGCACATCCGGGGCGAGCTTGCGGCACACCTCAGACAGGGCCTTGGCGTACAGCATCGCCTGCGGGTCCGAGGCGTATTTCTTGTTGCTGGTGTACCCGGCCTTCTTCGCCCGGTCGATGCTCCACGTGGAGGTCTCCGTCTCCCCGCGCGGCGACGTGCCGGTCACCGTCACCGACTCATCCGTGGACTCCACCGTCTCAAAGCAATACCCCTTGGCTTTGAGGAGGCCTGCCATCGTGCGGGCGTAGATCGCGGGCTGCCCATGCACCACGAAAACCTGTTGCAACGCCTGTTGCGGCTTCAATCCGAGTTCCGCGCCGTAGAGGATCGCCGCCGCCGCATCATCGGGCTTGCTACGGAAAACTTGCGGCACCATCGCAGTGTTGCATAGCGCGGTGGCGAGCTTGTGGGCCGCGTCCATCGCTTCAGCCTGCCGCACCAGCAGCGCCAGGCCCTCATCCGTCGTATCCGGCACACCCCCACCGAGGGGTTGAATCTCCGTACTCATTTCTTCTCCTTCTTGTTGTTCTTCGGGTCGCCGTGGGTTTTCACCCGGCGCTTCATCCACCGACGCTGAGCCTTCTTCACCCAGTGCTTGGACCACTTATTGCTCCATATCGGTGACCGCCGCAATTTCCTTATCTAGCGGATGAGGCTTACGGGGCTTCATTACTCCCGGAGCGGGGATTTCTCCCTCTTCAACAAAACGCAGTTCCATGTTTAGGCTGCCTTTCTGAATCGGTAGGTAGGTGCCCCGGTGGCCGCAGCCACAACCTCCGGGTACTTCGCTTTGAACTTTGCGGCGTCGAGCTTCGGGGTGAGCACGTCCGGGTCTTTGAGCAGGTGCCGGGCTTCCTTTGGTACCGCCCGGGCGGAGAATCGGCCCGCCACCGGCGACATGAAGGCTTTACCGTCCACGGTGGCCTTGCGGCCGCCCGCCAGCTCCTCCAGGGCGCGTTTTTCGGCCTCCAGGGCCTCCTCCACCCGGGCCTTTTCCTCCAGGAGGCGGTGGTACTCGGCCACCTGCCCCACGGTGAGCTCCACGGTCTCCTCCCCCACGGTGGGGGCCTGGGCGGTGTCCACGGCGCGCAGGAGGTCTGCTGGGGGCCGTGGTGGCTCCGCCTCCCCCAGACTCGCTACGAAATCCGCGACCTGGGCGACGACGCCCTCCCACAAATCAGCGTCCCACGCCACCTCGTAGAGGCGCGGTACCGTCGAGCCGACCTGAGCGACCACCGTGGCCTGGTGGATACCCGAGATGCCCATCTGTGCGAGCACCTGGGGGTAGATATGCGCCGGGAGCTCGGTCTCAGAGTCCCATACGGACAAGCTGTTGGAGGTCTTACACTCGATGATCCAATGCCCCCGCCCTCGTGCCGCACGCCTATCCAGTGTGGCCTGATTCGCAAACGGCAAGTTCTCGTCGGTGTAGGCGACCTCCCCCCGCCCGGTGCGCCACCCTGGATGGTGGCGTCGCCACCACGCCACTAGGGAGTCCTCCGCATCATGCCCCCAGTCCAGGTAATCCCCAGACAATGCCTCCGGCTCGGCCATCCCGGACATCACCATCCACAGCTCAGAGGGTGTCTCCCACGGATTCAGCCCCAGGATGGTGGGGATTTTCGAGGCGGTCACCAGCCGAGCGTGCTCCGGGCTGCCCGGGGCCGCCATCTCCGCAGGCACTAGGACGCGGCTCATGCCACCACCCCCTGAGTCCAGTACGCCAGCCTAGGGGCAGGGTCATGCTCATCAGCCCAGGACCGGACCGTATTCTCCGTGCACTGAAAGGCATCCGCGAGGCGATAAATCGCCGCTTCCCGGCCCATCAGCGCTTTGAAATGTGACCATTCGTCCGCCAGTTTTTCCGGGATTGAGCGATCCGCCTCAGGGAAATAGGCGGTGTTGTGGCGGTGCCTGTAGCAGGCCCAGCACCGATCCCGAGCGGCGATTTTCATACTCCGCCCGCAGTTCACACACGCCCCTATGCGGGTTATGGTGGTCATTTTTGCCCCTTTCGTGAGGCGAGGTTGAGGGCCTTGCTGCCGAGCGTGGTGGTGTAGTACTTACCGTCGATCTCGATGACAAGGCCCAGATTTTCTAGGTCTCTTAGGGATTCTGAGTTGAGTTTCCCTCCACCCCTGGCGACATTTTGTAGGCACAAAATATCATAAAACTCAAGCCGATTGAGTGCTTCATTTGGCGTCATTCTACCTCCCCTTGCGCTATATCAAGAGCATTATCCAGTGCATTATAAAGAGCAGGACTAAGGCAGGAATGGTAACGCAGGATAATCCACTGAAGTTTCCTTACAATTTCGTGTTCAGGGCTAGTCATGGCAGGAGCTCCATCCCCGCGTACACGCCCAAGCAGTAGAGCATGAGTGCAAGGAGGAACCCCACGCCCACCTCATCGCCCGGGGTGATGTATTCCTCCGTGAGCACCCCAGTCACATCCGCAAGACGCAACAAATCCGACTCGCGCGACTCAAACTCACCGACAGTCACGATTTGCCTGCCTTTCTCTCTGCGACACGCGCCAAATCGCCCAAAACGCGCTCCGCCTCATGAATCTGAATCCGCTGCTTAGGCGTAAGGAACGCCGAATCCCGACGGATCATCGCCAACAGCCCAACGACGCCCCGCAGTCGCTTAGCCGCCACCTGTGGGGCCATACCCGGGTACTCCATCACGCCACCTCCTGCACGGGCGGGAAAAGCCGATCGATCACAGCCCTCGGGAACACAGTTTTTGTTCCGGTGCGGATTCCCCGCAGCTGCGGGTCGAGACGCCCCTCGCGGGACTGCTCACACAGCGTGGAATACGCAATGCCGCTGATCTCGGCAACCTCCTGTAGGGAGTAGCACCGCGACACACGCGGTAGTCTTGCTATCCTGGACATTTGGTTCCTCCTCATCTGGGAATCACCCCCGTGCGCCTGGTGCTAGCAGGCACGCGGGGCTTTACATTTCAGGGGTGGAGTGCAGGTGCCACCTCGACGCAGAGATATGTGCGCCATCATGGGTGGCCCTTAAGCAGGGAAAGATCACGAAACCCGCCTTTGACGCCCCACCCCAGTGCGCGCGCCCGGACTCGAACCGGGAAAATTACACCTGTCGCGCGCCGTGCCGCCTGGAGGAATTGAACCCCCAGTGTTGTGTCGCCATGCTTGCACATCCCAATTCCAATACGGATATAGTCACGGTGACACCACGCTCCACCCTGGGGCGGCCTTGATTTGTATCCGCGCTGGTCGTTCCCTCGCGTGGGGGCGCTACCCCACCACACGGTGTAGCCGCAGGCCCGGGTGGGTCACGGCGATCTAAGAACCACGCTCACCACCCGACTGCCTGCACCCGTATCACACCAGCGCTATGCACTATTGAGTTTGCAGTACTACAACACACACAGAGATTCATCACTGTGTCGATAATCTGGGATACACGTATCCCCGCACCCGCGGCAGGAATCGAACCCGCCCAACAGCCACCAGGCCCAGGCCACCGGCACAACACGCCAGCTACATCACGCAGCCCCCTCAACCCGGAACCGACCATCAAGAAAACGGGAGATGAAGTACTCCTGCCCCTTGCCCGTCACCTTCGGCGTCTTGGACAGCGACGTATGCCCATCCGAATGCACCACCGTGGTCTCCTTAACACGGAACAGTCCTAACTCCATCGCACGCTGCGTGGGCATATTCCAGTCCATACCCTTCCGGGACACCAGGAACCCGTGACTGCGCAGCCACGCAAACAGCCGGTTCGCACCCACCGGGACGCCATTGCCACGCAAGATTTTCGCCAGGTCACCCACGAGAATGCTGGTCTTTGACGCACTCACAGCGTCCGCGAACAGGACCTTCGGCGCAGTCAACTCGGCCTGGGCCTCCAGCTCCGCACGGCGCGCCCGCTCCTCCTTCAAGTCCGTAGCCAGGCGGATGATGAAGTCCGGGTTCGTCAGTGCCTCCTCCGCCGCCGCTGGAGTGAGATACCCGCCGCGCTTACGAATCGAGGGAAGTACCTCGCCGGTGACCCAGCGCTTGAACTCACGCGCCTCGGGGCGCTTACTCCCCAGGATCACGGAGTACAGACCAGACTCCGTGATGGTGGCCATCTGCTGTGTGCCGCCGGGGGTACTCACTGAGTGAGTATCCTTTTCGTCCTCATCTAGGCGACGGGCCAGGTTCGCAGCGTCACGGTATCCGAGCACCTTGGCGACGTCGCTGGCGACCCAGCACGGCTCACCGTCCTCGGCCACGACCACACGCACCTGGTGGTCGCGGAAGTTGAACAACTGAACGTCCATCGTGTTATATTCTCCTTTGGATTCTTAGTTGCCCCGCTTCGTGCGGGGCTTCTTCATTTATGCGGCTTATGCGGTGCGATCCGATTTATGCGGCGGCGGTCGCGCTTTCGTGGATCATCATGGTGTCGAGGGGGCGGCCGGTGATGTTCTTGAGTCGCATCAGGCTCACAACATCTGGGTTGGTGGCCCCTCGTCGCCACTTCCGTACCGTCTCCCCGGTCTTGTAGAGGAACATCTGCCCCAACTGCTCGTCTGAGCGGGCTCCGCTCGCAGCCTTCGCGTGATCCAAGACCGTGGGGTCCAGTCGATACTCCATAGGTTCACCTCCTAAGTCTTTGCGGTCATTTCCTGACCGGCATGTCTCAATCATGCACGATGCGTTCACAGATTGCAAACTTTGAACGGTGGACTCACAAAACCGCAGGTAAACGTGTCTCAAAGTTGCACACACCGACTCGTCCATGTAGCCTCTAGGGCATGAAACATGGCACCTGGATCGCTCAGATCACCGAAGGGGACAGCGAACGCGAGATAGCCCGCAAAGCGGGATTCTCGAATCGCACCCTCAACTCCCAGCTACAGCGCGACCGCATCTCAGCCGAGAACGTCATTGCCATCGCCATCGCCTATGGCCATCACCCCGTCGGCGCGCTCGTGGACACCGGGTACCTCGATGAGCAGTGGGCGCAGCAGATCGACCCCGCCCGTATCCTCCAGGAGGTCTCCGAGGAGCAGCTGGCCTATGAGGTGCTGCGCCGCATGAAGATCGGCGCAAAGACCGACTACCTCACCACGGACGTGAACGAACTCGCTGCTCGTCGCGCACGGCGTGCGGGTGGGGGTGACGGAAGCACCCCTACTGTCCCGACCGAGGCCTATGCTGCGGACAGCACACCAGACGAAGACGAGCTGAGGTGGGAGTATGGCGAGGACCCTATCGACTGAGACCCTGATCGACCTGGCCGAGGCCGAGGGCATCTCCGTGCACTGGCACACCGGCGGCCCCAAAGGCGCGTGGATACCCGAGACCCAGCGGATCAGTATCCGCTACGGCATGTCCGAGGCGCAGACGCGCTGCACCCTCGCCCACGAGCTAGGGCACGCCCGCTACGGACACCCCGCAGGCCACGACGAACGGCACGAAAAAATCGCGTGGCGGTACGCCGCGCAGCTGCTCATCTCCGAGGCGGACTACGCCGCTGCCGAGCGCGCCTACGGGCACGATCATAGGATCATCGCCGCACGGCTGGGTGTTACCCAGCACCTGGTGGGGGTGTGGGCTGAGACCTGGGAGCGCAAGCGCCTCGCAGCATGACCCCCGCTAGGCACCCCCAATACCCCCGGCGGTGTAACACAATCCCATCTAATAGCAATATTATTCACAGTAAAACCCCAGCCCACCACGAAAGGACACCCCCATGCCCAACCAACACAAGCCCCCTACCTGGAAAAAAGTCCTCGCATGGACCACCATCATCGCCGGGCTAATACTCGTACTGGGCGGCGCTTTCGGCACCAATGGCGACGAAAGTAGACTCCAGTCCGCGCTCGCGGGGCTCCTTTTTGGAGGGGCGTTCTGCGCTCCCGGCGTGTGGTGGATGTACTGCGAGAAGCGCGACCAGGCGGCCCGCGAGACTGCTGCCCAGCACGCGACCAACTACGGCCTGCTCTCGGAGACTGACCGTGCGCTCCTGGGTGAGCCGCCCGCAGCCGAGACGATCGGCCGCCGCTGGCCTACCGTCGCCATCGCCTCCGTCGTAGCCCTTTTCACCGGCGCCGCGATCACCCCCGGGACGGAAACCGAAACAGAAGAGGCTGGCTTTACACCCAGGCTGGTGACAGAGACCTCCGTGGAGGTGCAGACCAGCGTCGTGAAAATCACCTCAGAAGAGGTGGTCACCGTCACCGAGACCGCTACCGAGGAGCCCCAAGAGGCAAACCAGGAGGAGGAAAGGGCGGAGCCTGCCGAGCAGGACGCCCCAGACGCCGCGAGCGAGGACCAGGCCGCACAGGAACCTGAGCCAGTGGCCTACAACCCCGCGCCCGAGCCTGCCCCGGCACCGGCGTCCGTGTACTACGCCAGCTGCCGCCAGGCCAAAGCCGCCGGAGCCGCGCCCCTCTACGCCGGAAGCCCCGGCTACCGCCCCGGCCTCGACCGCGACGGCGACGGCATCGCCTGCGAACACTAACCCGGAGGACCCCATGAAAAAGCACATCACCCTTGCTACCGCTGCGGCGGGCATGACCCTCGCCATCACCGCTTGCAGCTCAGACAGCATCGGCCACGAGGATCTCACTGCGACCACCACGCCGACCACGGCCAGCAGCACTACCCAGGCGACAAGCACCATGGCCCCCAGCGACACAGAGGAACCCGGCAGCGAAGAGCCCTCCCCCATCGAGGAAGCCGAGGTGCCTCCCGTCGCCCCGGAGGCCCCTCCCGTACAACCAGAAGCCGCGGCCCCTGCCCAGCAGCCGGAGGAGGTCTACGAGCCTCCCGCAGCCAAACCCCCCTCGCCCGGGGTATACGGCACCCAGGGCGCCCTACAGGTGGAACCACCGAGGATACTGGACAAGGCCATCGACCACTGCGGTACCACCGACATGTACGAGCGCGGCACGACATTTTTCACCGACGGGACTACCGGGTGGACCCAGGAGTGCTCCACCCAAATGGGCAGCTGAGCACAAAAAGAACCCCCGTAGCCACCACGCTACGGGGGTTTCTCAACCATTACTCCCCAGACCCAATGAAAGGAGCAGTTTTAACTATACCATGCCACAGAAGAAAAAGACCACCGCGGGCAAGGTCCGGTGGGTAGGGCGCTACCGCGACCGCCAGGGCAAAGAGCACTCCAAGACCTTTGATACGCAGCGTGAGGCCAAGGCCTGGGAGGCGGAGCAGCAGCGGGCCATGCGCCGCGGAGAATGGGTAGACCCCTCCACACACAAGATCACCGTGTCCGAGGCCCTGGAGCGGTGGGCCAGCCGCCCTGGACTCCGCGAGTCTAGCAGGGCTGCCTACGCCACCGTCGCAGCGAATCTCGGCCCCATCGCGGACGTACCCCTCGCCGAGCTGCGCAGGCGCGATACCGATGACTGGGCCACCATGCTCATCAAGGGCCGCCCATGGAGGGGCGGCCAGACAGTCTCGGAGGGCACGGCCCAGCGGTGGGTACACGTCGTCTCCGCCGCCGTGAGCCTCGCCGTGGATGATGGTCTCATCGCCCGCAATCCCATCAAGGCCCCGCGGGTAAAGGCATCTCGGAGCGTGTCGCGCTCCCAGATCCCCACCAGCGCGCAGGTCGCAGCGATCGTGGAGCGCCTGGAGGCAGGTGGGGCGGAATACATGGAGCGCGGGACTCTCCGTACCCAGGGGCCGCGGCCAGATATTGCAGACATGGTGCGCACTGCAGTGGGTACGGGTATGCGTATCTCGGAGCTGTGTGGCCTGCGGGTGCAGGACGTGGATTTTTTGCGTCGTGTAGTGCGTGTGGAGCAGCAGGCTGCTCCTGCTGGGGATGGGCTGCTGCCGCTGAAAACGCGAGCGTCGCGGCGTGAGATCGCGGTGGCCGATGACCTGCTGGAGGTGCTGGATCGATGGTGCGCGGGGCAGCCGATGGGCGAGAGAGTCTTTCGGCGGGCCGGTGGGCATCCGATAGGGCGTGTGGGGGCGGGGGCCGCGCTGCGGATCACGACAGGCTTCCTCGGGCTTCCGGTGACGTTCCACTCGCTGCGGCATTACTATGCTTCGCTGCTGATTGATAGTGGGGTGTCGGTGGCTGGTGTGCGGGCTGCGATGGGGCATGAGTCGGCGTCGATGACGCTATCGGTCTATGTGCATCTGTGGCCGGGTGCGGAGGATCAGACTCGTGCGGCGATTTCGGGGGCGGTGTCTCGTGCGGGATTTTTGCGGGATCGTGGAGAGGATTCCGGAGGGAGATTTTATGTTTCCGCAGGTTAA